CGGGCTACGGCACGCTCCGGTGCTGGCAATGTGACTTGCTCTACGCCTGAACTGTAGCGCTCTCTGCACTCAATGATCTGGTCGTTGTGCTCAGCCAAGAACAAGCCAATGATGTCGAACACGTCGGTCTTGCTGTCGATGGCAGTCTGCCGTGCTCTCTTGATGTGGTCAATCAGGTACTGAATTGTGCCCTGCACATCGAACGGGAACAGGCCCAGCTTAGCGCCGATGGTGCCCATACCCCACGCAGAAATAATAGCCGTGCGGTAAAAGCGTTCCTGCGGCTCAAAGATAAATCCGAACGTCTTGTCAAACGAACGCTCCGCCCAGTCCCATGCCTTTTTCGGCCCACCGTTATCCAGCACGAATTGCACAAGCTCAGGGAAAGCCCAGCCGTTATTCTCTGCCATCAGGTCAAAGAACTCATAGCCATCGCTCTTGCCATCAGGGCGCGTAGCGACAAACGTGCGGTCATGTTGGGGTAGCTCTAGGCATCGTGCTTTCAGCGGCTCGTTGCCAGCCTGTGCGCCCTCAAACTTCTGCCACGTTGAGATGTTCGTCGTCATCATCGTCAAGCCGTCCCATGTCGCAGGTTCACGCAGGTCACGGTCTTTCGTCATGGACACCTTCTCGCGCCCCATGCTCAGTTGGTAGACTATATCGACCATCTCTTTGTCGTCTGAAACAGTCATCTCGTCAATGCAGCATGGCAGGTTGTTCAGTACACCTCGCTGCTTGTACAGCGCATTCATCGTGTCTTTCTGACTCAGGAACAGTTTCTTTGGCGAGCCGATCAGGCTGTTGGCTGAGATCAGGGATAGGGTTTTCCCTGTAGTGGTCTCTGTTGAGTAAATGGATACGACAAGGGTAGCGTTGCCAGCAACTGGCCCCAAGATGCCCGTAGTCGCCAGCAGCGTAGCAGCACGGATTGTGTCGGTGCCAGCATTGTTGAGCATCTGCATGCCACGTATCCAGCCCTCGCGTGTGCCGTGCGGAGCGATCAGATCGGAAAAGGCTTTTGCTGGCCCACGCAAGCGTGTGTCTGTCTCTCCGTGCGCTGCACCCAGCAGCTTGGAGCCGCACATGAACGAGCCGTCTTTCTGCCAGCCGAAACTGACGAAGTCCTGTCCTGTTGGCGCTTGCTGCTGCACCATCGTCAAGTAATCCATTAAGTAACCCCTAACTTTTTCCTGTTGCGGAATGCTCTTCACAAATACCTGCCTGTTGAGCAGGAAGCCGCTGAAGTCTTTGCCTATCGAAGCCAGCACTGCAATGTCGTGCTCTGTCTCTAGCCAGCCCGTCATCGGGTATTTCACCAGCAGCTTGAACGCTGCCTTGCCGCTTTCGTTGTCGTTGTACACGCCAGTGATGTGCATCTCGTACCGACTGATGTGGTCAAACTCTACGACCTCTTGCGCTACCTCATTGCCGTTGGCATCCGTGGTGGAAACCTCTGTCTTGACTTCACGATAAATCTGCCCGTTCTGGATGACGTAACTCGGCGGCATCGTCAGCGTAATTTCTTCGCCCTGATCTATCTCTACTGCTGTCTCTGTGGCAACCGACAGTTGCGCGGGACTTTTTATCTGGCCTCGGCTTGGGCAACCCTCGCAGCCCTTAGCGCACAGCTGTTCAAACTTAGCGCAGGTCGTTGGCCCTGTACCATTCCAGCCGTTGATCTTGTCGAGGTTCGTGTTGAGATCGAAATCTTTATGCAACCCAGCCAACTTGATGATGGCTTCTGGCACATCGGTGCAGTGCTTTGCTAAGCCTAGTGATGCACGCCACAGCGGTTCTTCTACAGGGCGACCAGCAGCATCAAGCACACCACCAGAGTTAACTAAGGCCCCGACTTGATTACATCGAGAAGCTACTGCATCGAGGACAACATCGTTGGAGTTGAGCACTGCGTCCAGTATGGAAGACTTGCCGCCTTTGCGCGGTGCTGTGGCCTTGGCCGTAGCTGCTTTGCCAAACCATGGCTTGAGCGTGCCGAAGAGCGATACTGCATCGTAGTCTGGGCAGTCCGCAACACACCGGACATCTTTCCATGGCTGTTGCTTTTTGTGGTGCGTGCCGACTGGCCTAAGCACCATCGACGGGTCGTGGATTTTTGACGTATCAATTTCTACTCCATGCTCTTCGAGCGCAACGCGCAACGCGGTTGATGCCTTTACCCAATGATCTTTGCTGATGGCCTGCGTCAGCGGCCAGTACAGGTGAATACCATTGCCTGACGATACGACCATGGGTGATGGCATACCGATCTTCAGCAGCGCGGCTTGCATTACGCCCCAGCCCTCTTTCTGAGTAGCGTATGGCTTGTCTGCACCAATGTCTAAATCAAGTGCGAGTGTCTTAAACCACGTAGCGTGTTCCTGTGTGCGATACCACTTCTGCTTGCCGTCATCGACATAGCCGTGACCTGCAAATGAACCTACGCCGAAGTAGACAGTCGTGTTGGGCTCAGTGTCCCATCGTGAAATTGAAAGTAGCGCGTCGTCAATGCTAGCGAACGATCCTCTGTTCCAAAAGAAACCACGTGGATTCTTGCCTGATGGGTCAGGCTTGTGGGTGCAGACAACGAGTTCGTCTAGCTGGGCAAATACGCGAGTAAAAAAGTTTTTGGTGTCCAAGACATGCCTCTAGATGAAAAACCCCGGCATAGGCCGGGGGGTGTACTTCAGATAATTCTATTACTCGTCGAACAGGCTGTCCAGCTTTGCAGCCAGTTCATCCGACGCTTTTACTGGGACAACTGTGGGCTTGGACTTTGGTGTCGCAGCGACTACCGGAGCAGGTGCTTCTTCCTCATAGGCATCGTCCACTGCTGGCGCAGCAATCGCTGTTTTAGCCGCCGGAGCCGCCAATGCTGGGCCTGCGTCCTTCGGTGCCATAAGGCGAGTCGCTACTTTAACAGAGTCACTCGTAAGCAAGTTGTCAATGCGACTAATAGCTTTTTCTGGCACGTATCCCTTCTGCTTGAATGTGATCTTTGGGTAGCTGGCGGCGTCGTCAAAACCCAACTCAGTGACCACTTCCTCTGGGCCGATGTTGTAGTTGCCCAAGTCTTTGAAGTACTCGCGCAGGGCCTTCATGCCACTTACTGGCACGGTAAGGCTATAAACCTTCGTTGGGTCAGCGGCTGCTACCACGGCGAGATGACGCTGGTCGGCACACATCTTAGACTTTGCACCGGACGGCAGAATCTTTGAGCCCAGCACATTGTTGGGACAATCTGCGCATGAATTATGCACAGGAGCTTCGAGGGTTACGTCAGGCTTAAGCCCGTCATTAGACCAGCAGTCAGGGCGGATATTCTCAGCAGATGCGTCAAACGCCTTGGCGTAGAACACTTTGGACACGCGAGGGTTTGCACCTACGATGATAGTATCGAGCGTGACACCGACTGTTGTTTCCACGCCCTCTTCGTTCAAGCGATACCGACCAGCACGGATGCTGATACGGGGGATGCTTGGGCCGTTGTCGCTGACGATAGCCGAGGCTACGCTGGACTTGGTGCCTGCCTGTTGGCGGGCTGCGATACGCGCAGCAATGTGCGCTGGGACATTTGCGATCATGTTACTCACTTTTTCACTCCTTAGATTGCGCTTTGCGCAGATTGAATACTCTTGCCGATGAGAAATTTACCCCCGGTGGAGGTGCCCCGTTAGCCTCGATATAACTCTTGACTCCGGTTTTTGATGCGCGGGACTCGACCATATCCCACGCGTCATGCTCTTTACAAAAGTTGAAGAACTCTTCACGAGAACCAACTGTTGCGGTGTAGTGGGTAGACCAGTAGGCCGTACCATGTGGAGTCTTGACTGTCTCCAGTCCGTCCTCTTGCGCTTTAGCTGTCATCCAGTTTTCCAGCGCCACAAGTTTTTCAGTAAGTACAGCCTTGGCTGTTTTGTGTACACGCTCAAGGTCGTCGACCTCTTTGCGTACTTGCAGATATTTCTCTGCGGCAATGTCATAGTTCATCAGTTACCTCTTTTTCCTATTCGTCACTGTTGATGCCTTGCACCAAGGTTAAAAATTCCGCAAGCGTGTTTTTCTTTGCGCGGAGTCTGCGGTACAACTCTGCCTCAAAGCCGGTAGCCCAGATGTGCCACACAGTCGTTTTGCCAGTTGTCGTCAACCGGCGAATCCTTGCATTAGCTTGCTCGTACTGTTCAAGTGAATAAATCGGAGCAAACCAAATGATGTCCTTAGATCGTGTCAGTGTCAAACCGTGCGCAGCAACTTTTGGGTGAGCCAGCAAAATCTGCGGCTTATCCGTGCGCTGAAAGTCGTTGAAAATCTGATCGCGAGCCGTCTTACTTGTGTCTCCATTGACCATCGCAACATCAAAACCATCTGCTGTCAGCTTATCGCGCAGCCAAACCTGCACGCCCTTGAGCGGCACGAAGATGATCGCCTTGTCGCCAATCTCTGTGAGTAATTCCGTAAGCGTATTATATCGCTCTGATGCGTCGATGGCAATCGTAGTGCCGTCCCCATAGACTACACCGCAGCTAATTTGCAACAGCTTGCTCAGCATCACGGCAGTGTTGGCCGCTGTCACTTCACCCGCCGAGAAAATGGTCACGGCTTTGTCCTTCATGTCCTTGAAGGCTTTCTCCTGCTGCTTTGTAAGCTCTGTCTTACGCCCAACGAAGTTCGTCTGCGGTAGGTCTTTGCACTCGTCCAGCGAAAATCGGATCGACGGTTGCAACACCTTGCGGCATGTCTCCAGCGCGTCGTGCCGTGGAATCCACCGGAAGTTCGACACCTTCTGCATCACCATGTCTTTGAACGATGTGAAGCTCTTCGGACACATGGGCGCATCGACAAGCCGCGACAGCGTCCACGCATCAGCAGGGGTCTGCGAAATCGGTGTACCCGTCATCATCCACAGCCATGGCTTGTGCTTCGTCATCCACTTGAAAAATATCTTGTACCGCTGTGAACTAGGTGACTTCAGCGCTGTAGCCTCGTCGTAGATGACCACATCAAAGCCAGTCAACTCGTGTTGCATGGTGGTGAATCCGTCATGGTTGATGATGACGTACTGCACTCCGGGACTCTCCAGCAACT